CTGGCACCACGTTTGACATCAAGGTAGGCAAGAACAGCGTGGTTCTAACTGCTGCAGGCGCAGACTAAACTAGGAACATCGACTTGCGGGATTAAGGCGGTGTATTCTGGTTTCTCACATTATGACCGGCAATTATTCGCCAAGGTCTCGCAAGTCAACGATCCAAATGCAGCGTGGGTTAATCAAGAACCACACTGGATGCTGATCGAAGATTTGATGGGCGGCACCTATGAAATCCGCCGTCGTCATCGCAGGTATTTGCCACAAGAACCGCGAGAACTAGATGAAAGCTATGACCGCAGGCTGAGCACTTCAATTTGCCCGCCGTATTATCAGCGCCTTGAACGGATGCTGGCTGGAATGCTTACACGCAAACCAGTGCGGTTGAACGATACATCTGATCAAATCCGCGAACAGCTTTTCAACGTTGATCTGAGCGGTGCAGATCTAAACGTCTGGTGCTACGAAACAGCACGTAAGATGATCCGTTACGGTCATGTCGGTGTTTTAGTTGATGCACCGCGTGATGGTGGCAGACCTTACTGGAGCACTTATACGCCAAGGGATGTGCTCGGCCACAGAGTTGAAATGATCGACGGTGAACAACGCCTTGTTCAGCTTCGTCTATCTGAAACTGTCACCATTCCTGACGGTGAATACGGCGAAAAGCAAGTGCAGCAGGTGCGTGTGCTGACGCCTGGTGAATTTAAGCTATTCCAACGTGATGAGAAGAAAGGTGACTTCCGTGTTATCGACGAAGGTCGCACAAGCCTGAATCGCATCCCGTTTGCTGTTGCTTACGCAAATAAGGTAAACACCTTTGAATCTCGCCCACCGCTTGAAGATATTGCCAATCTAAACCTCAAGGCATATCAAATCCAATCCGACCTAGACAATCAACTGCACATTTCAGCAGTGCCGATGTTGGCGTTCTACGGTTTCCCTTCTGCAGCAGAAGAAGTTACCGCTGGTCCTGGTGAAGCGATTGCATTTCCTGCTGATGGCCGTGCAGAATATATTGCCCCATCATCTGATGCGTTTGCATCATTGTTCCAGCGGCTGGATCAAATCGAAAAGCAGATCAATGAACTGGGCTTGTCTGCTGTACTGGGTCAAAAGCTAAGTGCCGAAACGGCTGAAGCTAAGCGTCTTGATCGCAGTCAAGGTGACTCAACGATGATGGTGATCGCTCAAAACATGCAGGACATGATCGACAACTGCCTGCAGTTTCACGCTGAATTCCTTGGTGATCGTCAACCTGGCAGCAGCTATGTAAACCGTGATTTCCTTGGCACCAGACTGGAACCACAAGAAATCCAAGCATTGCTGCAGCTTTACACCGCAGGCACCATCACCCAAGAAACCTTGCTGATGCAACTATCAGAAGGCGAAGTGCTTGGCGATGACTTTGATGTAGACGGTGAGCTTGAAGCAACGCAAGCCGGTGGTCTTATTGATGCTGCCCCAGAACCCGCACCTGAAGAATCAAGCCTGATTGAAGATGACGCGGCATGATGAGTGCAGCGGCGTGGACGTTATGGAACCGGACACATCGGAAAAGTACAGCATCCATTACGTCCAGCAGGAATTGCCGAACAGGTTGTTTGCTGTTGTGCGAATGCTATGGCGTTCAGAGTATGGCGTTGACACTGTTGATGAAGTAAAGCTGATCGACGAAGGTGCAGACACGATTGAAGGTTTTGCTGAGTTGATGCACAAAGCAATCGAAGGTGGTGCTGAGATTTCTATTATCTGTCCTTACGATCCAGAGCATATTGGGTTGCATTAACGATGAGCACGCCGGAGTCGTTATATCGCAATGCGATTGATTTAAATCGCTATAGCAACAGCGTTGCTCGCAGGGTCATTAACGCATATAACGACATCATTCTTGATGCTGTCAATCAGCTTCGCGCTATTGATGATCTCGACGAATCATTCAAGGCTGCACGATTGCGATCAATCATTGCGCAGCTGAAAGAATCATTGGCTACCTGGGCAGGTGATAGCACTGAGCTGACAGCACTAGAGCTGCAAGGTTTAGCAGAGCTGCAATCTGAATTTGTACAAGAACAGCTTAAAAAGGTATTGCCACGCGGCAGTCGTAATATCGTGCGCAGTGTTGAAATTAGCCCGCAATTTGCACAATCTGTTGTCGTGACAGATCCGACGCAGATCAATGTTGTTGCATTATCGGATGATCTGTTCGCTGCAGTACAGGGCGCACCGCAAACGTTTAGTTTGACTGCTGCAGAAGGTGCAACGATCACGCTGCCTAACGGTCAAGTTGTGCAGAAGGCGTTTCGCGGTATCGCAGAAGATCAAGCTGAATTGTTCGGGCAAGTTGTGCGGCAAGGTTTATTGACTGGTGAAACTACTGACGACATTGCTCGCAGGCTGAAAGGTAGATTACGTTTCGGGCAAAAGGGTAGTGTTAAACAAATCGCTTCTGCTGGTGGTCAAGCCACAACGGTAGCGAATAATCAGGTTGTAGCCTTGGTTCGCACTAGCATCAATCAGGTTGCTAATGCTGCTTCACAGCAAGTCTATGAAGCCAACCAAGACATCACGAAAAAGTATCGTTATGTCGCAACGCTTGATTCTCGTACTTCTGCCATTTGTCGTGCATTGGATGGTCGAGAATTTGAATACGGCAAGGGTCCGAAACCACCGCAACACTTCAACTGCCGTAGCACGACGGTTGCTGTAATTGACTACAAGGGCTTGGGTTTTGATCCACCACCACTGGGTAAACGCTCAGCACAAGGTGGCATGGTGCCAGCAGATCAAAGCTATGGGCAGTGGCTGGCTAAACAATCAAAAGCAACAAAAGCAGAAGCACTGGGAAAATCCAAAGTTGCATACTTTGACAAGCTTTCCTCCAAGTATGGCCCGAAAGACGCCATCGCAAAACTTGTTCGTGATGATGGCTCAGAACTTACGCTGCAAGACTTACGCAGGCGTTACGGCAAACTAGACTAGAAACAGCAGTAACAACGTCATGCCTAGCAAGTACAAAGGTCCTAAAAAGCCTCAAAAGCCTATGACCAAGAAAGGCGGCAAGAAAAAATGAAACGCGGCGATCGTGTCAGCTGGGTCTATCAAGGCAAGCGCACTTATGGTGTCGTGACCAGCATTGCTGGTGAACGCGCCATGATCAAAGGCCCAACTGGTGGCAACATCACGCGTGTTGGGAGCAAGGATGATCCGGTGATCAAAATCAAGTCTGAATCAACCGGCAATCCAGTGCTCAAGCGTGAATCGCAACTACGCAAGGCACCGAAACGCAAATGAGCATCACGTATCGCGGCGAAACTTTTTCTGGGTATAACAAGCCCAAGCGGACGCCAAAGCATCCAAACAAGTCGCACGCGGTACTTGCCAAAGAAGGCGATAAGGTCAAGCTGATTCGTTTTGGACAGCAAGGCGTATCAGGTTCACCACGTCGTGAAGGTGAATCAAAGGCTGCAAAAGCACGTCGTGCATCATTCAAAGCACGCCACGCAAAAAACATTGCCAAAGGCAAGATGTCAGCAGCATTTTGGGCAAATAAAAGTAAATGGTGATAACATTCAACTGAAAACTTACCCTACGGGTTTTTCATGTCTGAAGAGCAAATTCAAGAGGTTACGCCTGTTGAAACGCAAAGCAACGGCGAAATTGATTCACTAAAAAGCAGCATTGAAGCTCTTGAACGCAAAAATCATGAGCTAATCGGCAAGCTGAAAAAAGCAAAGTCCATCCCCGAGGATGTGAATGTTCAAGAATTGTTGGACTTCAAGCGACAAGCTGAACAATCAAAGCTCGAATCCGAAGGTAAGTACACCGAAGCGCGACAAGCTCTGGAGCAACAGTTCCGTGAGGCGTCGGCGCAAAAGGACAAGCGCATCGAAGAGCTTGAAGCCAAAGTTCGAGAGCTAGAACTGATCAGCCCTGCAGTTTCTGCTTTGGCAGATATCGTGCATGATCCTGATCTAGTGCTCAAAACCAAGCTGTCTGCTGACAAAATTCAGCGCGAAGCTGATGGCACGGTTGTCGTTGTCGATGGCTACGAGCGCAGACCTGTTGCAGATTGGGCTAAGGCGTCATTGCCCGAATGGATGCAAAAAGCACCGAAGCCACAAGGTTCCGGCGCACCATCAGGTCGCAGCACTGGTGAAATTCCAGCAGGCATGAAGAATCCATTCACGCCGGAAAACTTCAACCTGACTGAACAATCACGCCTGTTCAAAACTGATCGTGATTTGTACGATCGCATGAAAGCTGCAGCCGGACGTTAATATAAACGTGAGGCAATGCTACGCGGAGCCATTCTGGGTTACGCCCACACCGTAAACAACTTTTGAGGATTTTTAGTCATGGCGACTCTTCGCTCTGACATCATCATCCCGGAAGTATTCACGCCGTATGTTATTGAGGCTTCTACTGCCCGCGATGCCTTCTTGGCTTCCGGTGTGGTGCAGCCGATGGCTGAGCTGAATGCCACCGAGGGCGGTGATTTTGTCAACGTTCCCTTCTGGAAAGCAAATCTTTCTGGTGACTTTGAAGTTCTGTCTGACAGCGCTTCACTGACTCCCGGCAAGATCACTGCTGATAAGCAAATTGGTGTGATCCTGCACCGTGGTCGTGCATTTGAAGCGCGTGACCTTGCAGCACTTGCTGCTGGTTCTGATCCTATGGCTGCCATTGGCGCCAAGATCGCTGATTACATCGCTAACCAGCGTCAAAAGG